TCTTCTATAAACTCTTGAACGCCCTCATCAGATAGTATGCTATACACTATCCGATAAGGGTCAAGATTCAAGATGTTATTCGCTGTCTGATATAATATCGTTTTTTTTAACAGCATTCTTTTTTGGTGGGTTAATTGTTTCGTAATAAGTTTCTAAATCTACACGTTCGGCAATGTGCTTATTTAGCTTTAAAAACTCTTTTTTACTCATCCCCTTAACCGCTTTTTCGTTAAATGAAATTTTCATTAAACAGTTACAGTTAATATCGGTATGCTAAATCCTGATTTAGTCGCCGTAACAGTCAAGACATCAGCAGCAGTTTGAGCAGTAAATGATAATAAATAAGTTCCATCAGGACTTTCAACTGCAGTCGTTACCGCTACGATTGCGTCTGTGGTTGTGTTATAAACCGCAAAGTCTCCTGCAACTAATCCTGTCAATGGAATACCTAAAGTACTACCGTTACTTATTGAATAAACAGCAGTAGCTTCTGTTGTCGCTGAACTTGTTGCAGAACCTGAAACATCAATTAATCCTTTCTTAGAATCAAAATCTACTTCAGTTTGTAAAGTCTTAACGTTTCCATCAAGTACATTCTTTCCCCAAGTAGAACTATAAGACACTTTAAAGATGTTTGCTTCAGTTGCAAACACTATTTTACCAAAAGCGTTTTTTTCTAATTTAATCGGGTCTAAAAATCCATCTCTAGTAACTACTCCATTAACGCCGTTGTTGTCGTCAATTAGATAAACGCCCATTTGAACGCAGTTATTTGAGTTTATTTTCTTAGCTAAATCAGCACTTGACGCTATAAAGTCTCCTGACATTGTTCTAGTTCCTTGTGAAAGGATATAGTTAACGTTGTCGATTGTTTCGGTGTTTGGGTCTGCTCTTTCAGTAACAAAATTACTAATTGAATCAGATAAATACCATCTTAACTTTGCGTCTGTTTGTGCTAATAAAGCGTCTATTTCTGTTTCTCCAAAAGTTGAGTTAAGGTCTATACCGTTAACTGTTCCATCGCTTTTAAAGTATTCAACAAAAACAAATTTTCTTATAATACTAGGCTTTACAATACAATCAGCAGATTGTAAATTAAATAAGCCCGTGTCGCAATTACATAACATAATTTTTAATTTTTAAAGGTTATGAGCAATAACATTTGCTCGATTTTTTAATTGGTAGATTTATTTGAAGCTCAACTCCGCTTAGTTTATCGTTAAATATACGCTTAGTGTGTCCTTTTTCTTGCATATTAACTCCAAATTTAGCGTGATTTATTGCTTCGTAACTATCAAATTGTCCTATAATTGGGCTTCTATCAAGTGCGTCAACAAATTGATATAACGCATTTCTCATAGGTACAATTGCGTAGTTGTAGTGTTGATTAGTATTCCAATTTTCTTCGTCGGTTTCTGTTAAAAAAAACATTCTCAAAAATGACGTTCTGTCAATTGGGCTATCGTCAACGTTATTAAATTCGTCGCTTAAAGTTTCCAACAAATAAACCATTGGAAATTTATCTTTTGTAAATTTTACAAGTTCTAACTCTTGTTTTGTTGCTATTATCGTACCGTGATAGTATTTTAATTCAGGTAATATTATTGTTTGACCTTGTTCTAAAGTGGCTGTAGATTCAATTACAAGGCTTTTGTTGCTCACAAAAGACTCTTCTAATACTTTATAACTAACGTCATCAATAACAAACTCAAATAAAGGAAACAAGTAAGAAGTATTGCAGGATTGAATAAGCCATTTATTATCCCCTAAATCGGTAATAGTTTTAATAAATAAACTATTGTCAACTGTACTTACAAATTCGCCTACAATATCTACTGTTTCTTTTCGTTGCTTCATATCCCGTCAATATAGCTTATTTCTTGTATATTCTCTTCTGTGTAGTCATCTTTATTTTCTAGAATATAGTATTGAATTACCCTAGAATTTGATACTGCTTTATTGTATGCAGAAATTATGTTATTAGCGTATGGCTTTGGCTTACTTAGTTCTGAATCTGTAGACATTGTACCCGTAGAAGTATTGTATAATTGAGATTCTACGGTAAAATGATAGTAAATAAATTCTACAAGCATTTGCTTGATTCCTTCGCTTTGGTAAACACATCCGTCTTTATCGAATGACAAAGCATTAAATAGCACAACAAACCTATCTAATACAGGAACTCCGTCTACTAAGTCAGCCTCAAATAGTTTATAAAGTTCAACGCCAAACAACTTCTCTAGGTATAGTTTACTGTATTTGTTTATGTACAAATCTAAATTACTATATCTAGTAGCAGGAACTTGGTACTCTCCTATAAAGTCTGTTGTGGTTATTATCATTATTTTGCTTTTGCAAATCCTTTGTTAATAATTATGTTAGCTAATTCGCCTGTAACCTCGTATTCTTGACCCGCCTTTAAATGCTTAGACTTTTCTGTAGCGATTATAGTTACTAATTCATTAGCGCTATAATCTGCTTTTTTTGCCTTAGTTTCTTTTGTTTTAATTATCTTTTTTTCCATTACAATTTAATTAAGGGGAGTAGTATTACCCACTCCCCAAATTAATATTAAGCTGTCTCTAATGCTGCTTTAGCAGTTGAGAATACACCTTTAACAAATGCAGTTCTATCGTTATTTTTAACAAGAACTAAACCTCTCCACTCAGCTAATATTGTAACTAAGTTTTTGGTAAAGTCATCATTCTCATATCCGATTGAATAACTTACTGCTCCTTTGTCGTAAACAAAAGCTCTTGTAAAATCACCCATTAAGAACTCTCCTGCAGTTACTAAAGTAGTTGGTATAATTGGAATACCATCGAAACTCAATGCACCTGCAATGTTAGCTAATCTCTCTACATAACGCTTATCTGTAGCTGTAACTTTAACTAACTTTAAAGCTGCAACTGTTGAAGGGTGTACAAAGATAGCTGTTGGCATATCTTGTTCAGCCAATTCAATCTGTAATTGAGCAGCAGTAAACACGTCTACTTCGTTTGCGTTGTCAACAGTTCCTGCTAATGCACCCGCAGCAAAAGTAGTCGCAACAGTTCTAATACCGTTTAAGTTATTAGTTAATCCTGTTCCTGAATACACTTGAGCTTCTACTGCTTTAAGCAATTGAATGTTCAACTCATTTCTAATTTCAGACTCCATAAAGCTAATATCGTCTAGCATCTCATTAGATACTTTAATATAAGCTGTAGTTTTCTTTACAGTTTCAGAAGCAACAACTAAATCAAAATCAATTTGATTCTTAGCAGAACCCTCAGCAGTTTGACCTGCAGAACCATCTCTGTTAGCTTGGTAAACCCAAGAAATTGTGTTAGAACTTGCAGTACCTCTTGATACAACATCTAAAATTCTAATTCTACGGTCTGCAATATTGTTAATTCCTTCGATTCTTTGCTCTAAAGGAACGTTACCGCCTGACACGTTAGAACTAATTAACATAGTTCCTGCTGCCTTAAATTGAATAGACGCTTTGTCGCCCTCTTTCATTTTAAGCAATACATCTTTATTCTCAGATAAAGACTTTTCGATAGAATTGATAGAAACCTCTTTATTTGAAGTTTCAGACATTTTCTTAATCATTAATCCGTGTTGCTTTAACGTCTCGTTTAATGACTTTAATTGCTCTACTTGGTTAGATGCTAATTCAGCTTTTAACGCTTTAATTTCGTCTGCAATTTTAGCGTCGTTTGCTTTCTTTTGCATATCAATTAAAGACTCAAGTTCTTTTTTCTTGAAGTTATTAAGGTCGTTGTAATAACCTGCTAACTCTTCTGTATTCATTTTGCCGATTTCCTCAGCGCTTTTTGTTTTAAAATCCATTTCTTTTTTAATTAGAATTAATAATCATTTGCTTTAATAATTCATTTACTTCATTCGGCTTTTGTTCTTGAGTAGGTTTTGCTGACTCGGTAAGCGATTTGATAATTGAGTTATAATTATGTTGACACACTTTTAAATTCATTTCTATTTGCTCAAGTCTTTCATCTGAGCCTTTGCCATTCTTAATGGCTTCTACTAGTCCTAAATACTTTTTATTTAGTCTATCTATGTAATCTAAATCTAAGCTCTTAGAGACACCCAAAACAGGAGTTTCTTCATTTGCTCCAAATGTTACTGCTGAGCCTTCCCACAAATAAGCCTCCTTAATTAAGAAGCCTTCTTCTGTGTTCTCATATTTACCATTTACAAGACTAAATCCTATTGAATGTTCTGTTATAATCCCATCTTGATAGTCTAAGAAAGCGTCATTTCCTTTGGTACTTCTTCCTAATTCGCCAACGCCTA